TCATAATAGTCAATAATTGCTATTGCCGAATCTCGATCGGGCGCACTAAAAATAGCATCTACTACATCTCTAAATTTATTTGGTAATGGAGAGTAGTCTGTAAATGGCTTTGGTATAGCTGTGGTAACATCTAACATGCCAGGACAAAGTCCAGCATCATATTGGCGATTGGCTTCTTGTACGCTGTTCAAATGTAGCCAAACATTATGACCCATCATGATTGCGTAAGTGAAACTGTCCCACGATGTCTTACCTACCTTACCAATTTTGTTAACGTCATTTGGACCATAGATACAAATATCTTTAACTTCTACACCGTCCATTAATGGACTTGTAGTAAATGATGTAAAATGTTTGTCCTGTACTACTACATCTTGGAAGAGTCGTGTGTCTTGGCTGTACTTTTTGTCATCAAGAGACGGCAACATTCTGTAGAGCCATTTTTCTTTATTGGTAATTTCTGTCTGGACATAGATTTGGCCGTTTGCTGTGGCAAGGAATGGCGAGGCGCAGTCAAAAGAGATGGTAAAGTTTTCATTATGATATTTCCTTATTGCACGTTGGATATCTGTTAGCAAGAGTGCCCATTCTAATTTACTAGTGCCCAGAAAGTGCATCCAGTCCTGATGACCTTTTTCAAGAAGTCCATCAAATTTCAATGCCACTAATCTACGTAATACTAGGTCAACATCGCACATGTTTTGCCCACCCATAGCCCACCCATTGAATGGTCGTTCGTATTTTGTTGGATCGCAAAAGTCTTTCATTTGTTGATACCAATCATCTGCCTGACCGTGACTTTCGCCCTGCAACACATTTAAGAATTTACAAGCACCTGTACGATGTTTAATAAAATATTCGTTATTGTATTTGGTGGCCGCGACAGCCTGCGGATAATTGCTAACACCACTATTTTTAGCACCAACTGGACTACGACCAACCCATGCTGGGATATCAAGCACCATGCCATAGTCCATAAGCGCATCCATCCATGTCAACACTTGCTCACGTTTCTTTTGTGCCGCATCTAGTTTGGCTTGATAAATTTTAACGTGATCAATTTTAGTGTACTTTGGATTACCGTTCTTATCTGTCTTAGGATGTCCAGTTGGGTGTACTTGTGGTACTAGTTCAATACCCTTGGCAACTGCTTCGGCCATACGCTGTGCAACTACAGGCCCATTTGGATCATTCCATTCGCCTTCCCACACACCTTTACCAATCTGGAATCCGCCCGAATCGCCGAGCACCCAGCTAGTAGATCTGTCTCTGTTACGAAACATATCTTCGCTTGGATCAGGCTTAGTTAAATCTAGATTAGCGTGACCAGCAGAGTACAAGCAATGATCAAAGTAAAATGCCGCGTTTGGATTCAAATAGTTCATGGCTTCAATGCCCAATGGCCCAAAGCTCGCTGGAATACGTTTTGGATCTACATAGTTTCCGTGACGTTGTTTGCCTATATATGTACTATAAAATCCTGACGTTGCCGGCAGGAAGTATGCATAATCGCTTTGATGCGCTGTTAAGTTCTTATTCAATTTTTACCCCAATCTATCTTCAACCATAATCGTTCCATAACATAATGAACAGCAGTTAAAACAACGTGTATAACAATAGCATCGCTCAATCCAGTCCAGATAGCGGTTATCAACAATGCTATAATTCTATAGCTTAATGCTCTAACTACGGTTCTTTTTTTAGTTTCCATTAGCCTCTCCGTGATCGTACTTCTTGTACAATCTGACCAATGTCATTTTTTGCTCGAACTCGTTCACGATCTAAGTACTCACACATTTTAGAAAGACGGATAACTTGTTCCTTTAAGAACTGTATCTGTCTTTCTAATTCAAGTATCTTTGGATCTAGTTTGCTCATTTAGCTTGGGCCGGCAAAATGTAATTGTATTCGGCTAATCCGCTGTTTATAGTAATTTGCAATGCACCTGCGTCACTAATACGAATTGTACAATCACCACTTAAACCCAAAATGCTTTGCACTTGGCTAACTGGCCATGCCCAGGTTTGTTTTAGTTTACCTGTAACACCTGCTTGGAATACAAAATTCCCAGAGTGTGTGGATGCGTCACCAAAACTAAAAATCAAGTTATCATCTTTAGTTGTCACTTGGAATGTAGTTTCTTCAGTGTGTGCGGCCGCTTGATATTTTAACTTTTGAATACTGGCCACAGCAGGTTCGAATTCAATGTTCCATTGTGCGCCTTTGAACTTGACAGTTTTCATCTGTTCATTGATAATTTCAGCGTTCATAAAACGATAGTCGTTTTTAAAATCGCCAAACGCATTTTCAAAATGCAAACCTGTCGGAATGTCTTCACCGTTACGTTGTTGTGTAACTACTTCGATGCTTGCGCCTTCTTTGTATTCCGGGCACTTCAAATGCAAATCCAACTTGTTCAAGTTAGGCATGCCAAATATGCCATCTAAATTTTTCACTGGATCGTTGGTTTTGGCATTAAGTATAACGCTACGGTCTTCTGCCATGCCTTCGATAACTGTTTCTTCGTCTGAGCTAGAAACTTTAACCAATGGTAAAAATCCTAGGCTGTGTGTGTGTGCTACTAAATCCTGTAAAATATCTTTCATATGAATCTCCTTATGTGTATTATATTTAGGTTTTTGTTTAAAGTCAAGAGTTTTTTCTTACTTTGTTGTTGTATTGGATGGCGGATTCCACCAATGTTGCAGGCATCCCAATAGTATTGGTCCACTTTGAAAATGCCCGTGTATCCTTGGGGAAGCATGCACCGCCCCAACCTCGAAGCCCATCGGGCCCTGGAACTAGAGTATGGCCTGCACCAATCCTCGTATCCTGTGTTACAATATGTCTTACAATATCATAATCCATTTTATTGTTATCGCAAATGTCTGCTATCTGATTAAAATAACTAGTCTTTAGTGCAAGGAAACAATTAATAGAATATTTTATCATACATGCTTCTTCTTCACTGCATTGAAAAACCATTTTACAGTTGGGCAATGTATTAGTAAAAAGTTCATGCCAAAATCCTTCAGGGTCTTCGCCGCCTATAATCATATACTTTTGATTGGCAAAATCTTCGTTGGCAGTATTGGCCCGCAAAAATTCTGGACTATACACAATACTGTGATTTTCGTAAACCTCTTTGAAGGCTTGTGCATTGGGAGGAGTCAATGTACTTTTAATCATTATAGGCATATACAATGGAACTAGATTTAATACATTGGCAATATTATTGACATCGCAAATATCATTTTCAGTAGTAGGTGTGGATACACATATAATGATACCGTCTGCATCAAGATGATCGACAATTTTATTATCATTGTATTGCGGATCAACAATAATTAAATTATGCTTGGTTTGCAATGCATTAACAATTGCCTTTCCAACAAATCCGTATCCCGCTATTAGTATTTTCATGTTAAAACTCGAATAGTGAATTAAAAGTATTCTTTTCTTCAGTACTACGAACATCCCATTTCAATACACCGATTAGGTTATCTAATTTGTTATCAATAATAGTCTGTTCCATTTCTTCATGATCAAAAGGCATGTCCTTGAACCATTGTGGCAAACGTAATTCATCTACGGGATATGCCACTGATGTAAATCCCATGGGATTTTGTTTGAGTTTGCAAACAATAACTTTTTGACCATCGGTAATGTTCATGGAATACTTGTCGCCAAACATACGCTTCAACGTGTTCCAGTTTATACTAGCACGTACATGCCCTGGCATATTGGCCTTACCGGCTTTGGCTTCTTTGGCTTGATATTCAGTGACCTTGTTGGCACGTTTGGGACTGCCTTTCTCCCATCCTGGCCTGCTCTTGAATCTCAATCTAAATTCGCTGATGTGTGCCAGCACATCAGTTTCGGTGGCTCCTGTCAAGACCTTTTCAAGTACATCACTCAAAAAGTTCTGAATAAATTCCGGCGTATCACTACGCTTCAGATCCAAGCCCATGGCCTTGATCTTGCCAGGTTTACCATCTACGTCTGCCCGTTTGCCTTCCTTGTCATAGTACAGCACAGCATAACGCTTTTTGGTAATAAACAAACTTTTACTACCCACAATCTCACGGCCCGCTTTGATAACTTCACCGCGTGTTTTTGGCACGTGAAATGCATCCAACATAAACTGCGGAAAAGTGGTATTAACTTCTTCGCCGATATTGTCATACAGTTGAATTACATTTTCTTTAGTCCATTCAATGTTTCCAGCATCAATATCTTTTTGTAACGTCTTATACGCTGAAAAATAACACGAGTCAGTATCGCCATAGATAATGGCTTTGCCTCGATAGTCATAATCTCCAGTCACAATCTCATTCACTTTGGCCGCCATGTGTTTAACAATCTGACGACCTGTCAGTGTGGTTGACTGTCCAATACGCTTGTCAAAGAATCTGCAACCGGGATTTAGAATAGCACCATACAAACTGTTCAAGTTAATCTTCTTGACCAACTGACGTTTGTCCCAGTATTCTTCTTCAATTTTATTGCCTGTTTTGATACAGTCTTTGAGTTTGGCCTGCATCTCCTTACGTTCAGCATACCAACGCTTGAGCAAGCCGGGAATGATACCTTCTTTTTCATAAGTAAAGATTGTACCGTTGGCACTGAGTACCCAGGGCTGATGACTGTCAAAGATCAACTTGTACACTTCAGCCGCACTGATCACATCAGTTTGTCCGTTTTCCCAGTCGATAGTAATGTCTGTACCAATCTCTTGATTCATCACGGCTGTATATTCTAACGATCCAAATACACCTTCCCACGAAGCCGCAAAGCTAGAACCTTTTGCCATCTTGTCATCAATATATTCTTGTGTCATGGTCTGACGTAGTTGACCAATAATAGTCTCCGGGCCCATGTTCAGCGCACGAATGGCACTGGGATAAAGACTGTTAATGTCTAGTGAACCGATCCAGTCGTGTATGCCTTCTTTAGGAGTAGCAACATACGCACCAGCCGCGGCCGTATTTTCTTCACGGTCGTCCATTTTAGTACGATTGGGCACTTGCATGTTACGTCTATGTGCTTCATTAATAATGGCCTGTTCAGTTACAGCCACGGCACCCATTGTGGTCTGTAACAGCACAGTATTTTCATGTGCCAGTGTATTGGCAAGGTCAAGAAATTTAAGTTTCTTGTCTAGGCGATCAAGAAGCGCACAGTCTTGTCTGTTGTATTCTATAAACTTTTTAAAATCATGGTTGTAAAGTTGATCCAGGGTGCCTTCGTACTGTGTTTTACGTTCACCCAGTTCGTATTCAGCAATGGCATCTAGTCTGTAACTGTGACGTTCTTCATAGGTATACTTGCGATACAGTTCCAAACTGTCCAAGTGTACACGACCCACTAGGTCATATGTGACTGATTGGCGCCCAAACTTTTCATATTCTCTACGTTTAGGATATTGATCAAACAAACAGAATCTACGTGTGTCGTCTTTGCTTAGTGCTTTGGTAACACGATTGACAGTATAAGGAATATCATAACCTTCCGAATTCCAACCAGTTAAAATGTCTGCATCTTTAATTAAGTCTAGAAATACATCCAACATTTCAGCTTCTGTTTCGAACAACATGGTATTTGGAAACTCTTCCACCATTGTCTTGGCTTCGTCCATTGTTAATGTTTTTGGAGGAACTGCCAAGCATACCATAGTTTCCATCCATTGCAGGTGAACAGCGATAGCAGTAATTGGCATAAACGCATCATCTGGTGTGCTATAGCCACGTTCTGGATCAAAGTCCACTTCAATGTCAAAGAACGCTACATTTAATTTTGGAGCGTCAGCATTAAGGTAATTTTCGCTTAAGGTTACAAAGATTGGATTGATATCACTTTCAAATAATTGTTTACTTGAATTGATTGCTTGTTCTTTGCGTAATTCTTTTGTACTTTTAACTACTACTTTACTGAGAGCGTCACCGTAAATTGAAAGATATTTTCCCCGGGCGTCTTTGTAATAGAATGTGTGGCGTACAGGAATGTCTCTGAATTCCCTCTCGCCTTTTTTGTTGCGTTCGACTACTTTAATAACATCGTTATTACGGTCGAACCATGCGTCTACATAGCTCATTTATTCTCCATATGCAATTTTAGGCTTGCAAATACCTCGATGCGGTTTATGGCCCGCCTGCCTTTCTTTGTATTACTTATTAGATACGTTTAGTGATATCTAAAATAGCTTCAATTTCTGCCCAATCTTCATTGTGAGCTGACCAGTCGCCTTTATGTGCAATCTTAATAGCACGATTAATAACGCTTGGTTTTAAATTAAGTTCTTCCGCCACTGCCTTAACTGTATCTTTCAAGCCTTCATTTAAATCTTCAATTTCTCGTAATACTGTACTGCCTTCACTGATTAATCTTTCTAATTTTGCCTTTTCTTCTGCACCGTATGAACGTCCTGACATGTAAGTCTCCTTAACTATAGCCTAATTGTATATTAATTATCTCGTGAGAGCAACCGCTTTGATATTTTTATTAAACACGTTTATTGCTTGGTACCCAACCTGTAATACCGGGTTGGTATTCATTCGAAGATTTTGAATTGTTGGGTTGATCTGTATCTGGACTTTTTGGTAAACCTTTCATTGCTTCTGCAACTTCAGCTTGTAAGTCTTTGGTTTCTTTATCAGCAGGATACATTGCTGTCAATTGATCCATCCAGTTTTTTATACTAAGTGAATACTTTTGTATTTCAGCTAGTTTTGCTGGATCGATGGCATTTGTATCTATCTTTTGATCTGAGTTTGGAGTGATTGGGTTGTTAGTGTTGTTAGTGTCGGTATTGGTGTCGGTATTGGTGTCGGTATTGGTGGCGGTATTGGTGTATGCATAACCAATAATTGCGGCCATTGCTAGCCACCATTTTTTACTCCAGCCATATTTTAATACAGATCCAGCTTTACCTAATACTGCGGCTACTTTTGGATATTGTGCGGCTAGTTTAGCGGACATTGTTGCGGCCGCGGCCGGATTAACTGGAGGAACTGTTGGCCTAGGAGTTGGCCCAGGAGTTGTATTAGTTGGCCCAGGAGTTGTATTAGTTGGCCCAGGAGTTGTATTAGTTGGCGTCTTAGCCTGTGCGTTTTTCTCTAATTGTTTTGCAATTTTTGGATCAACAGGCGTTTTATCAAATACAGGTTGACCGTGTTGGTTGGTACCTTTAGTAGCTTTCCATGCACCATTATTTTTTATGTACTTAATACCGTTTAATGTTTCTACAGCATCATCAGCAACTGCAACAGGTTTTGGTAAATTTGGTTTAGCTTTGATAATTGCAGTACCAGATTGAGTGGCAGGGATTATTTTACCAGCCGCTACTTCTGCTTGTGCTAATTTTAATACTTCATCAGTACTTAAAGAACCAACTTTTTTGCCAGTAACATCGACCCATTTACCTGGAGATCCAAGTTGCGGTACAAATTTTTCTCCACCAGATAAAAACACTTTGGCATTTGAGCCACCATATAAAGCTTCTAATGCTTGTATAGCTTTGGTTTCGGCTGTTTTGAATAACCCACCGGACAATTTTTCTAAAGTTAATCCTACATCTTTCCAAGACACAGCTTCGTTTAATTGTTCCGCTTCGTCTAATTGTGTTAAACGATTGCGCAAATATGCCATGCGTTCGCTTTCACTCATACTAGAATAAATTATCGATTCGCTGGCGGCTGTGGGAGCAGAAGTAATTTTAAGAGCATTAGCAACTGCTTGACCTATCTGATCGTAACCAGTTGCACCCATTTGTTTTAATTTAGCTTGTAAACTAGGAATATCTTTAACACCAAATGCTGTGGTTAATTCTTGTTCTATACCAGATGTTTCTCCGCTTACTTGTGCGCCTTTATTTTTAATAGCGTCAACAGTACCCGGATCCATGTTTCCTGATTTAGGTGCATTTACACTTTTTTGTATTTTTTCAATTGCTGGATTGTTAGTTTTTTCAGCATCTTTCTGCGCGGCCTGTTGTTGATATTTTGCATTATGAGGGTCTCGAAGATATTTGTCGCTGGCAACTTGGGTACCATATGAAATGGCGCCTTTTGCCAAGCCTGCAACCAGGCCACCACCACCAGGTATGATCATGGAACCACCCACAAGATTACCACCCATGTACCAATAAGGCGATCGTGCTTTAGCCGCATCACTAGCCTTCAACTGTTTCATCAATTCATCGCCATATGGTGTACCTTTGTACATAGAAATCATTTTGGCCACAGCATTATCTCCCCAGCCAAATGTAACTCCTGCTAAAAATCCTCTACCCAATGCTTCAACATCTTCTGTAACAATGTATTCTACTATATCGCCGTTTTCATTTAGATAAAAATGTACAGCACTAACTGTGTTATCGCTGTGCGGCACTAGATAGATTTCTTCTTTTAACATACCACGGGATTCGTGTAATGTCGGTGCATTAGGTTTAAGTGCAGTTACTTTTGATAATGCATCTTTAATTTTGGCAATAAGCTGATCACGATATTTTACATATTCTTGATATTTAAATATTACAGCTTGTGCTTCTTTATCGTCTTTATATTCAGGACTGTTGAGTTTTTCAATATTTGCTTTTAGTGTACTGTGTTCTTGTTCGCTAATTGCTTCTGCAAGATATTTAAAAGAATAACCAAATCCTTCTGTCAGTGCCTTTGCAATAGAACCTTTACTGACAGATTCGTTAGCCGCATCTGGTTTTTTACTTTGATTTGCCTTGTCAAGTATATCATCAGATCCGTCAATCAAGTCGTATCTGGATTTGTTTTCTGAGCTGGCTTTGAACGCCGCGTCCTTGTCCTTGCCCATTACTCCCCAGAATGCACTAGTATGTGCCTCAGGAGGAACAAGGCCATCTTTTTCCATTTGTTCAACTTCTGCTTTGTAAGGACCAAACCAAGCAAAGTTTCCTTGATTATCAACCCATTTGCCTGTAACTGGATCAAACATACCAGGGTAACCGTTTTTTGTTGCTAGAGCCGCAATTTGTGTTTTACGTTGCTCTTCGTCATTAACTTTACGCAATGCTTCGAGTTCTCTGCCTCGTACACGTTCCATCAAGGCAATATAGGATTCTTTCAACAATTGTAATTCAGCTGATAATACTTCTTCTACTATCGTGGCACTTTCCATCAAGATTTGATGTTCGTTTATTTTATCCAACTTGTTTAAAAGTGCTTTCAAATCCATTCTAAATTCCTGATTTCTTCAAGGTACTGCGTAACATCCATGCATGTTTGGCATGAGCAGATTGTCGATCTGCAATAAAATTACTTAGCCCATGCTCACGTTCGCGTTCTGCAAGATCGAATGTAATTTTTAAAAAAGAAATAATTTTTTCACTGTCTGCCAATAATTCAGCCAACATGGCTTGAGGCTCTGGCACTGCATTGCTTTCTTGGATGGCACTGTATTTTAAAAATGCACTGTTACTGCCGAGTGCATAGGATCCCAAATAACGAATATTTTCAGCAAACTCGTCACGTGCATTGTACACTTCATT